CTTTTTACCTAGGATATCAAGAACTCAATAAAAAAGATTTCTTCAATTTGAGATCTACTTATAAGAAGTTGTCAGATTGGAAACTGATTGATCGTATCAATATATACTTCAAAGTTGGTACTGTATGTAATGACCTGCCTTTGAATTTCAATGCTGAAGAACAAGTGTGGGTTGATCGTATTGCCAATGCAGAAACATATGAAGAAGTTCTTCAACTCGCTGAAGAACTTTATGCTTGGGTCAAGGATGATGCTGAACAGAATCCAGATGTTCCTACTCCGCCAACTAAACCAAATAACTCCACAAGTGCTGATGGTGATAGAGAATATTCTCCACAGAGTAGTGACGAAAAAGAAGATGCTGATGGCAGTGGCGATAGCAATCCTACTGGTGGAAACGATAAAGATATTGATTCAGATTTAGATGATGTTGATGACAACCTAGATCAATCTGATACAGAACGTGCATGGAATGATAACCAGTACATGCTTATTGATGACGACGCAAAGGAGTGGATATATCTTGACCTACCAGAAGTAAATCTTGACAAGGTTGTTGTTCCTTATAAGGTGATTCAAACAAAACTTGAAAATTACTTTATAAATGAAAATGTTGATGGCGAGGCATTCACTAGGTCTGTAGATAAGACAACTGATGTATATAAAAAGTACAAGCATGATGCACAATCATCAGTGAACTATCTGGTGAAGCAGTTTGAAATGAAAAAATCAGCAGACAAGTATTCACGTTCTTCTGAGTCTAGAACTGGTGTTATCAATACTAATGCTCTTTACAAATATAAACTGACTGACGATATTTTCGTTCGTAGTAATGTAGTTTCAGATGGTAAGAATCATGGTCTCATGTTCTTACTTGATTGGTCTGGATCTATGTCTAATTGCATGATGGATACGATCAAGCAACTGTATAACCTTATGTGGTTCTGTCGTAAAGTTCAGATTCCTTTTGAAGTGTATGCATTCCAATCTACAATGTATGGAGAGTATTCACAATATGGTGATAACCATAAAGCAAAACGAAATACTTTAGGCATTTCAAAATCATTCAGGTTGCTTCAGTTGTTTACTTCTAGCATGAAGAAGAAAGAACTGGATGATCAGATGCTTTTGATTTGGATTCAGTGCTATGGTATGTGCAGCAATTACTATACTGCTCACAGTTATTGTAGGGAATATACTTTAGGTGGAACACCTCTTGCTGAAGCAGTAATTTGCATTCGTGAATTGGTTAGTAAATTTACTAAGAACAAAAGTATTCAGAAAGTAAATGTCATCGCTTTGACAGATGGGGAATCAAATCCCATGTTCTACAATGCAGAAAAACTTACTACTAGGTATGGTGAAGATTATTGGAACACAAGTTTGCTTTGTCATAATTTGAATAAGGTTTTTATTCTTCGTGATCCTGTAACAGGGTATCAGCGACGGATTGAAGCAAGTCCATATCTAACAACTAAAGAGATTGTTTCTTTCTATCGTGAGATTACTGATTACAATTGGATTGGTTTTAGATTGTGTAGCAAGCGTGAAGCAAATACCATGATCAGTTTCTATGGTAACGATTCTCAGGAATATCACACTTCATGGTCAAAAAATAAATTTATCGAAATACATAACAAGTGTGGATTTACTGTGCAGTACCTTATGCCAAATCAAAATATTGGTTTTGGTACTAGTGACTTGGAAGTCAAACCAAAAAAAGAAGTTGCATCTAAAGCAGAACTTACTAGGGCTTTCAAAAAGCACATGGGATCCAAGATGACAAACAAAACTATTCTAAACAAATTTGTGGAGGTGATTGCCTAAATGAGTACAGTAGCAACGATTTATTCTAATGGGAGTCAAGAGTGTGAGCGGATGGCAGCACTCCTGGAAGCACTTGATGGAGACTTTCATAAGTACGAACTAGGAATTCATTTTAGTGACAAACAGTTTCATAATGAATTTGGTGAGGAAGCAGAGTATCCTCAGTGTTCTATTGGTATGAAGCATGTAGGTAACATGCATGACACACTTCATTATATGAAGGACCATAAGATGTTCAGTTGATGGACTGGCACAGGGTCTTGCACCGCCCTTGATTCTATGCTATACTAACCATATCAACACAAGAGACCAATGGCAGTCCCTCAAGCAATCACTACTAAACAATTAGTCGAGTACCTTCAAGAGACTGTAGGTTCAGAATTTACTAGCAAGGATCTAGCAAGTGCTTCTGCTCACTTTGGAGTCGGTCTCCAAACAATCGCCAAACGTGTATTGCAGTTCAAGACTGCACCAGGAAAATATAGTGTGGTTCCTCAAACCAATGTTCAAAAGCAACCTGACATCTTGATTCCAAAGAAGAATGATTCCTATGTCCCTTTTGGTTCTTTCCAAGATATCAAAAAAGTTATTCGCAGCGGTGAATTTTATCCTGTCTTCATCAGTGGTTTTTCTGGCAATGGAAAAACTTATTCCGTGGAACAATCTTGTGCTCAACTTGGGCGTGAGTTGATTCGTGTAAACATTACTATTGAAACTGATGAAGACGATCTACTTGGCGGTTTCCGTCTGGTTGATGGTAATACTGTGTGGCATAATGGTCCTGTCATTGAGGCTCTTGAGCGAGGTGCTGTCCTCCTTCTGGATGAGATCGATTTGGCATCCAACAAAATCCTTTGCCTTCAATCGATCCTTGAGGGTAGTGGAGTCTTCCTCAAGAAAATTGGTAAATATGTAAACCCTGCCGAAGGATTCAATGTTGTTGCAACTGCAAATACTAAGGGTAAAGGCAGCGATGACGGTCGCTTTATTGGAACCAATATTCTCAACGAAGCATTCCTCGAACGTTTCCCAATTACATTCGAGCAAGATTATCCAACTGCGACGGTAGAAACTAAGATCCTGTTGAATGTCGGTTGCGATCCTGAGTTTGCAGAAAATCTAATCAAGTGGGCAGGAGTCATTCGTAAGACATTCTTTGATGGAGGAGTCGATGAAGTTATCACTACTCGTCGTCTAGTACACATCGTAGAAGCATATAAGATCTTTGATGATCGTGTAAAGGCAATCACACTATGTGTCAATCGTTTCGATGATGACACTAAACAATCTTTCCTGGATCTCTATACAAAGGTTGACGCTGGTCTCGAAGAAGAGTATACTGGGGAAAATAATAATCTATTGAATGACTAATGAGTTTCAAATACAATGAAGAAGAGCTCCTGAAGGAGCTCCGTGATTACATTGCGGGAACTTATGGTCAGCATTATTCTGCTGGCAATGAGAAGATCCAAACGTTAGATTTGATTGAAGCATGTGGTGATGCAGAACCATTTTGCAGATCTAACATTCTGAAGTATGCTTCCCGCTACGACAAGAAAGGCACTGCCCGAAGGGACATCATCAAAATCCTACACTATGGATTGTTGTTGCTGCATTTCAATGACCAAAACTCAAACCGCGAAACTTACCCCAACCGATGACCGTTATTTCAACACGTACCCGTGACATTCTCAGGAACTTTGCGGCGATCAACAATTCCATTGTAATCAAACCTGGAAAGCAGATTCGTACTCTGAGTATCAACAAAAACATTCTTGCATCTGCAGAAGTTCTTGAGGAGTTTGATAAGCAGATCTCTATCTATGATTTGTCTTCTTTCATCAGTGGCGTTGATCTGTTCCCTTCAACAGAACTGCAACCAGAGTCTACATATGTTCGCCTAGTTGACACTCAGGATGAGCGTCGTCAGTCTCGGTTCTACTATGCAGATCCTGAGATTATTGTTCAACCTCCTGAGAATGATATCACTCTCCCTAGTGTTGATGTAGAATTCAATATCTCAGTGCGAGACTATATCAATGTGATGAAGGCAGCACGTTTGTATAAGGTTCCTGATGCATGTGTCTTTGGTTCTAACGGTAAGGTCAACTTTTGTGTGACTGATAAGAAGAATGAAACTTCTAACAGTTACACTGTTGAAGTTGGAGAAACTGATCACGACTTCTGCCATTGCTTCAAGATTGAGAATCTCAATATTATTGAGTCTGATTACAACATTCAGATTAGCAACAGTAAAGTTGCTAAGTTCACCACTAAAGGACTCTGCTATTGGATTGCACTTGAACCATGAGTTATGCTATTTCTGGATACGACTTTCTCCCCTCTCTACTAGATGAACGTGAAGTCTCGTATCTAGGGGCAACACTCAGTAGCGAATTTGAAAGTAGAACCGCTGCTTGGGATGAAGGTAGAGGAATGACAAAGATGATATACAAACCGCCTTGTGCAGAAGAGTATTATCATCGAGTTCAATACTTTTTGAACAGTTATCTACGAACTGATTTATTGGAAACCTATTGGTTTTGCACTAGGTATTACAACAAATCATTTATGGCAGCACATACAGATCGCAATGCCTGTGAAGTCTCTGTCAGTTTGAACATCATCCAAGATCAACCTTGGGAGTTGCAACTACTAGACCGATTCGGTGCAAAGCAAAAATTTGAAACCTTGCCTGGTGATGCAGTATTATACAGTGGTATAGATCTAGAACACTGGCGGACTCCATACCAAGGAGAACAGTACACACAACTATTTTTTCATTATGTTAGATCGACTGGACCTTACAACCGAGAGCAGGGGGATGAAGGCCCTGCCGATTACGGAGTTTGATTACACTAAACGTGAGTGTGGTACTTGTAGTGAGTGCTGCCAAGGACATCTGTATGGCGATGCTCATGGCATTCCATTCTTTCCTGGTCAACCATGTCACTATTGGGATCCTAGCAATAGTTGCGGTGG